ACCATTACGGTGGCAGGATTTTACAAATGCGTTATATAGACGCTTACGGAATAAATACCGATGTTTCAGTGGCAAGAAATTTAAACATGATTACAAAAGATAGTAACTGTTATGTTGATGTACCAAGTAAAACCTATTGGAATAAAAAAAGACGTGAAGCTGTGATATTCGCACAACAATATGACATTTATATGGTTGAAGATCGAAAGAAATTAGAAGTATTGAGCGAATGAATAATAATTAAGCTTTATTAGGCACTATTAACCAAAATGACAGTATAATGACCCTAAAGCGATAGTATTGTGATAGCGTAATGACACTAAATAGGGGTTAATATTATAGAGTACGAAAGATTAAGAGAGATATGAAAGTTAATATTTATACGAAGGATATGTGCCCGCAATGCAAAGCTACTAAGCGCTGGCTTAACGAACACAATATCGATTATCAGGAAATTAACACAACGAACGACCAAAACGCCATTAACCATTTAAAAAGAATTGGTGTTGAAAGGTTGCCGTTCGTTGTTACTGATAAAGGCAATTTAACAGGGTTTCAACCCGCAGTATTAGAAAAGCTAGTCTAACGACCGGCTTTTTATTTTGGAGCAGACATGAAGTTAATAGCATTTATTGTAGCAATCACATTATTGGTGGTTGCTTTTAATTTACGTAGAAAACCAAAGGTTTCCAATTCTACAATCAATGAATTAAACAAAGATACTGAATATCAAATTCCACAAGAAGTTATTGATGCGATGAATGTTATCAAACGTCAACGCAAAAGTGAATTAAGAAGAATGCATAGAAAGTCAGTACATAAATGAATTGGACACCGGAACTATTAAACAAAGTTGAAGATTTTTGTCATAGCGGTTATACAAACGCCCAAATTGCAAAAAAACTCGAAAACGATGGCTTATTCGTTACTAAAAACGCTGTGAAACACGTTTGTACTGATCATCATTTTAGTCGCGGCAATCGTTCAAATGGTGATCACGGAAATATACAAAAAGTTGATGGTAACGAGAAAGAATCAGTAGAACAAGATATTGATTATAACGATGATGAAACAATTCGTAATGCACGTATTACTTATCGTTATATGAGCTTCAGGGACAAGAAAAAGAAAAGTCCAAAGCAAATTCTTAAATATGCCGGTTACGATCCTGATAAATGGATACTTGTTTCAGCACATCCAAATGAATGGACTGTTACATCTGCCAATGAAGCACCAAAGTGGAATTTCCAGTTCAAGATTTCAATTAAACCAAAAACACAGTCCGATTTATCTACTGATGACTTGATTAAATTGTTCAATGAAAAGATCGAGCCAATCAAGTTAATCAAAACCGGTATTTCTGGTAAACACAATTTGGTTATTGCTTGTTCTGATTTTCATTTTGGGATTACCAAATTCGAAGATATTGAAGATCATTTTAACGATTTGATAGCTTTGATTCATGAAGGATGGAAACAGATTTGGATAGTTCAATTAAATGACTTGTTGCATTCCGATGCCTTAAATTCCTCTAAGACAACTAAAGGCACAGAATTAGATCCAATTGATTTTGTACAAGCTGTAAAAGATGCTGAAAAATTCATGTTTCCGATTGTCGAGGAATCTTATAAATATTCTGATGAAATGCACATGTTCGATATAAATGCTAACCATGACGAAACCACTGGTTTCATGTTTGAAGAAATGTTGCGTGTTAAATATCCACACATGGATATAGAAGTTAATAACGATTATCGCAAAGTGTTTATGGTTGGAAAATCAATCGGTATTATCGCTTTGCATGGTCATGCGGGTAAAACTAAAGCACCAATGTTATTTGCGACTGAAGCGCCTGATATTTGGGCTAAATCAACTTACAGAATGGCATTATATGGACATTTTCATAAAGAAGTTGTAAATGACGACTTTGGTTTAGTTGAACACCAAGTCGGTACATTTAAAACAACTGATCCTTATGAAAGCAAGAACGGTTATACGATGGCAACCAAGAAGATGGAATGTTTTGAATTTGATGATTCCACCTTAAAAGCTATTCATTATATATAGAAGGAAAACTATAAACCAGACGAAAGCTGTCATGTCGGTAAACGCAGCATACATATTATGAATAAACAAATTAAACAATTGAATAAATATCCACCGTTAATATTCGTTGATGTGTATGGCAAAGACCATTCGGTCGTGAATATCAAAGAATTCTATTTATACAACCAGAGCTTGAATTGTTACTGCTCTGGTTTTTTATATGGCCAAGCAGAACTAACGAATGTGCCAACGAAGATTAATGAAGTTGAATTGCAAGCAGCAATTAGGAACGGATTCAATTGTGATGAAAGGTGGGTGATTAAATGATTGTTCCATTTAATAATAACGAGAATGCTTCATTCCCAAACAAGCACGAATACGTTCAGGTTCGCTTTAATAATTTAAATGCACCAGAAGTATTTGTTGATGGCATTAAAAAAGAAATCGAATACATTAGTTACGAATACAATCGTGACAAAACTGTTGGTCAACCACGGTGGATTGATATTGAATACCTTGATCACGGTGAAGTCAAGAAGATTTATAAAGATAATTCAAGGAGAAATAAATAATGGACGATTTAAATTTCACAATTATTAGTTTGCATGAGAAGTTAGCCGATATGCCTGATTGTTTAGTGACTAAGAATTCTTTGTCTGATTTATATGATGAGGTTCAAAAAAACAAGATTGTGTTGATAGATGTTATATCTGACTATGCCAATGACCAGATGATTACACGAAAAATGTTATTAGATAGCAATCTTATTGCTGATGCTCACGAATTGACGGCTGCAGAAGCTATTGCTTGGATGCAGAATGTACGTGAAACAATTGGCTATACGGAGAAATAAATAGCGTGGAAGTCAGACAATGCCGAGCGTTAAATTGCCATAAGCTTGTGGAACTCCCACATTATTATTGTGATGAACATCGTGAACTAGAAGCTGCATATCTTCAATCACGTATGAAATGGTCGCATAGTCATGACAAACAATACGCGAAACGTTATGACAAGACTAAACGTGTGGCAACTCCTATTAAACGTGAACAGCATAAGTTTTATAAGAGCAAGCAATGGCAAGACTTACGGACAGTGGTATTAAATAAACAACATTATCTTTGTCAATATTGTTTAACAGAAGGACGTGTGACACAAGGCAATACGATTGACCACACAATACCAATCAACTTTGATCCAACTAAAAAAGATGACGTGAACAATCTAAATGTTATCTGTCCAGAGTGTCATAGGTTGAAGACTGATTGGGAATACAAACATTATTACTTGCATGGGAAACAAATCGTGAGCGCTGAAGCAATTAGCAACGTCAAAGAAGTTAATTACCTCATGCGACAGAGCGATGGTAACCCTCAAACGGGGAATGCTAAGGGATTCAAGGGAAATACTAAGAATTCCAACCGGTCTTAAGCGACCGTCAAAGAATAAAAGTATTAAAATGTAATAAAGGCATCAAAAAGCGCCGTCATTCAATTTTTAAAAAGCAACGTGTAATTCATTAAAAATAATTTTAAAATGCGTCAGACAAAATTTTTACCCCCCGCACGGCAATGTTTGAGGGGACCGTACCCAGCATGCATGAATCACGATTTTTTTGAATTTTTTAAATTTTTTTACGTAGGGGGCTGATTATTTTCGGGAAATTCCCTATTTTTTTGTGAAAGGAGATTGAAATTAATGTCAAAAACGAACAAAAATGTTAAAAAGAACGAAATTTCAACCACTCCTCCGAAATATTTAGGTGAAACAGCTAAAGAAATGTATCGAACTTTGGCAAAATACTTAAAAAATGATGGAAAATTAGACAAAATTGATGAAAATTTGGTAGTTTTATATGCCGCTACTTATGAAATTTACTTTGAAGCCTATGACCATATTCAAAAGCATAAAGAAGTTCAAGCGATTTATCATTCGGTTCAAGATTCCACCGGAAAGATTATTGCAAAAGACTTTTCAGGTTATCGAAAGAACCCGTCTGTAACGATTTATTCAGACGCTGTGGCTAAACTAGCCAATCTCGGTAGTCAGTTAGGTTTATCTCCTAAATCGCGTGCAGAACTTGAAAAAATCGTTCAGCCGAAAGATGACGGCGATGATGAAAGCGTTGATGACCTTCTTAATAAAGGAGGTGGTTCATTCTGATTGATAAAGTTGATTTGAGTTCAACACATGATGTTGAAAAAGCGTTCAAAGCAATTGACTTCCTTCCTATTATTAATGAATACAAAGACCCTGCTACAAAATATGCTTTCAATATATTGAGTGGCAAACAGGAAGCGGGATATTTTATCAAGCTCGCCTGCTTTCGTCACTTGCAAGATTTAAGACGTACTGAAGATAATCAAGAAGATTTTCCTTATCACTACGATTTACAAGAATGCCATCGCATATTAAACTTTGCTTCGATTTGTCCCGACGTCAATGCTGGAAAGCCGTTGCCGTTGATGGATTGGCAAAAAACAATTCTTTGTTTGGCGGTTGGCTGGCGAAATGAATACGGATATAAAAGATTTGATCGCGTGCTTTTGTCAGTTGCCCGTGCGAATGGAAAATCGTATCTCTGCAACATTTTGCTATGGTATGCGTTTCTGATTGAAACTAAAAACACGATGAATGCCGATATTGGTTACATAATGCCGGTTTCTGAGCAACAGAAAAAAACATGGCCGTATCTACAAACTACCGGTCATCGACTAGAGGAATATTCAGGTTTCAAGAAAGATTTCTTTAAGAAATACGATATTGCGATTCAGGAATTAGGAATTCAGTCAAGAAAAACACATAACAAAATACTTCGTTTGAGTAATGAAGCGGGTCAATTCGATTCGTTTCATTTTTTGTATTGTGTTCGTGATGAAGCCGGTGATCCTCGTTATGCAAAGTATGACAACTTAGGGAAGATTACCTCAGGGCAGTTGACCGTTCACAACCATCAATTGATTGAAATATCGACTGCTTATGACAGTATCGACACGAAGTTCTATGCCGATGAGCAACGGCTCAAAGAAGTCATGGAAAAGGATTTTGACCGCAAAGAAGATAACTACCTTTGTTTAGTTTGGGCGCAAGATTCGTTGATGGAGTTCCGTGAACCAAAGACGTGGATTAAATCCAATCCGATTCTTGGACTCGATAAAGACGGCAGTGTTCTTGATGCCATGATCAAGTCAAGAGACTCAAAGGATGCCGATGGTTCGCTAAACGAATTTCAAAACAGAAACCTGAATATGTGGCTTCAAGTCAAGACTGATAGTTACTTGAAACTGAAAGATATTGAGAATACTCGAATTAATGAATTCGATATTAAAAATCGTGAAGTATTCATCGGGCTTGATATTTCAATGGACTCTGATAATTCGGCATTGGGATTTGTATTTCCTTATGTTGATAAGAACAATCAGCCACGATTTCATTTCATGCAACACAGTTTCATACCATGGCAGCGTGCCGGATCAATTGATTCAAAGGAAAAGCAGGATAACGTGCCGTATAGGAAGCTTGCCGAACAAGGTTTCTGTTCGATTACAGAGAATGAATTCGGAATTATTAGTGTTCAACAGATATTTGATTGGCTTGTGGATTTTGTTACTACAAACAATTTAAAGGTTTCCTTGTTTGGTTACGATATTTTGGGTTATTACCGCATTCAAGATTTGAAAGATACGGTAGCTCGAAACTTTCCCAGTTGGCCTATCGAAGCAATTACTCAAAAGACTTCGGATCTTCAGAATCCGGTTAAATTTATGCAAGAAGCATTTATAACGGGCGAGGTTACACATTTCAAAGACTTGATCATGGAGAAAGCCTTACGGAACGCTGTGACAAAGACGAACAACGTGGGGATGTATATTGATAAACCAAAATCAAGTTACAAGATTGATGTTGTTGACTCTCTGGTTAACGCATTAAGTCAGGCAATGTTCTACTTTGACGATTATTCGGATTTCAACAGTGAATTCGAAAAGTTCAAGAGAATGTCTGATGAAGAAAGGCTGAAAACCGGCATACAAAAAGGTTTTATAGATAAGGAG